TTTCGAAAGAGGCGTAGTGAAATAAATAAGGGTAAAAATAATCCAATGAGCAGAGAAAACCGTGCTAAGAGAAAAGCAGAAAACTTCACTGACGCTGTACTACCATTTTAAAAATAATTTTAAAAAATACTTGACCCAACCGTCTTAACGTGTTACTTTTATTATGGAGGTTATATGAAACACACACTAGAAAAAGTTACACCAAAACACACACTAGAAAAAGTTACACCAAAACACACTACTGATTGGTATATTAAATGGGTAGCAAGTACATTCATTTTGATTGGTATACTTCTCACGTCTAATAATATTTTCCCGATAAATTTGATTTTTCACGTTACAGGATTATCTGGCTGGTTCGTTGTGGCTATGATGTGGAACGACAGGGCACTTATTGTAATAAATACAGCTAGTATTGTGCTTATAGTTAATGGTTTATTACGTCATTATTATTTGGGAGAATAGCTATGAAACTATCAAACAATTTTACACTATCTGAATTTACTAAATCACAAACTGCGGCACGTCAAGATATTGATAATACACCACGTGGTGAACATCTAGATGCCGCTGAGGAATTATTTAAAAATGTTGTACAGCCAGTTCGTGATGCTTTTGGTGTTACTGTTATTAACTCTGGTTATCGTAGCCCTGAGTTGAATGTTGCTGTTGGTGGTAGCAGTCGTAGCCAACATTGTAAAGGTGAAGCTGTTGATATAGAATGTCCTGGAACACCTAACGCTGAGATCGCTGAATGGATTGTTGATAATCTAGACTTTGATCAAATTATTCTAGAGTTTTATACTCCCGGTATACCAGACAGTGGTTGGGTTCACGTATCATACGTGTCAGAAGATGACAACCGCAAGTCTATCCTAACTGCACTTAAAGAAAATGGTAAAACAGTTTATAAGGAAGGCCTTATCGCATGACTATAAATTCGTCTACCGAGTTATTTTATGATGATGATATAGATTATGATAAAAATTGGTATACGGGTAGAGAATGGGAACGTATTGTGGGTTGGGGAACAGTATCCGACGAATATAAGAAACCCAATAAACATGAAATTGGATATCAATACGATTTCTTTATTGACATTGAATAACTTTTATGATATAGTGTGAGAATGAAATTTTATACAAATGCGTACCGACGTGGTAACACGATTTACATCCGTGGTCATGATGATGGCCGTCGCTTCACTGATAAGATAAATTATCAACCTACGTTTTATATTCCAACTAAAGATGAATCAGAATATAAAACATTATCTGGACATAATGTCAAGCCATTTTCTCCAGGCAATATTAAAGATTGCCGAGACTTTGTAGACAGGTATAAAGATGCAGCGAATTATACAATTCATGGTTCAAATCTTTATCCATACACTTGTCTGAATGAGAATTATAGCAATGACTATGATAGAAAATATATCCGTGTAGCAAACATAGATATCGAAGTTGCATCAGAAGATGGCTTCCCTTATCCAGAACAAGCTAATCAACCTGTCACAGCCATCACAGTCAAGATGAATGGTGTTTCATATGTCCTTGGTGTAGGTGAATTCAGCACCACATCTCCTTCAGTTAAATATTTGAACTGTAAGACTGAAGACAGGCTTATTCTGAAGTTTATAGAACTATGGCGACATCTAGATGCTGATATTGTAACTGGTTGGAACGTCCAGTTCTTTGATATTCCATATCTGGCTAATCAATTGTCTCCTTTAGGCTTTGTCATAGAACGTCACGTAACATCTCGATATGGTCAAGATCAACTTCAGTATGATCTTGCGGGTATGAGTATTCTTGATTACCTAGAACTCTATAAGAGATTCACATATACAAATCAAGAATCATATCGACTTGATCATATAGCTTCTGTTGAGATAGGTGAGAAGAAATTAGATTATTCTGAATTCTCTACACTTCACCAACTATACAAATTAGATTATCCTAAGTTTATAGAATACAATATCAAAGATGTTGACTTAGTTGAACGCATTGATGATAAGATGAAGCTGATAGACATGGCTCTTGCTATTGCTTATGATGCAAAAGTAAACTATACGGACACCTTCACTCAAGTCCGTATGTGGGATGTTCTGATTCATAACTACCTTCTAGATAAGAAGATTGTTATACCACCTAAAGCTAAGAACGAGAAAGAAGCTGCATATGTTGGTGCATATGTAAAAGATCCCCAAATTGGTATGCATAAGTGGATAATGAGTTTCGATTTGAATAGTCTGTATCCTCATTTGATTATGCAATATAACATATCACCAGAGACTTTCATTGCCGAAAGACAAGCTACATCTATAGATGATATCATTGACCGTAATATTGATACGCCAAAAGACAAGGTGATGGCTGCGAATGGTTATCATTTCAGTAGAGACAAGCAGGGGTTTCTACCAGAGATGATGCAGAAAATGTATGATGATCGTGTCATCTACAAGAAGAAAATGATTGAGTCTTCTAAGAAATATGAAAAGACTAAATCACAAGAAGATGCTAACGACATAAGCAAGTATCATAATCTACAGTTGGCAAAGAAAGTACAGTTGAATTCAGCTTATGGTGCGTTGGGTAATAAGTGGTTTAGATTCTTTGATGTTAGACAGGCTGAAGCTATTACATTATCTGGCCAGTTGTCTATTAAATGGATAGAAAGGCGAGTTAATGAATACCTCAATAAAATCCTGGATACAACAGAAGTGGATTTCGTCCTCGCCTCTGATACGGATTCGCTATACATATGTTTTGACAAATTTGTTGACAAAGGAATTAAAGAGGGAGCAATTCAGAAAGAAAGTGACGGTAGCGTACAAACGGAACGAGTGGTGGATTTTCTTGATAGATTGGCTGAGAAAGCAATGGAGCCTTTTATCAATAAGAGTTATAAAGAACTTGCTGAAATAATGAACGCATATGATCAGAAGATGATCATGGCAAGAGAAGTAATTGCAGATAAGGGTATCTGGACTGCGAAGAAGCGTTACATATTAAATGTGCATGATAGTGAAGGTGTTAGATACACAGAACCCAAGCTGAAGATGATGGGTATCGAAGCTGTCAAGTCAAGTACACCACAGATATGTCGCGCTAAGATCAAAGAGGCCCTACACATCATCATGAATGAGAGTGAACAGTCGGTGCAAAAATTCATCAAAGATTTTGAGAAAGAATTTTCAGAACAGCCATTTGAAGAAGTAGCGTTCCCTCGTGGTGTGTCTTCTCTAGTGCCAACAATAAGCAAGACTGGTAGAAATGTCGGTGTGCCTATCCATGTGCGCGGAAGTCTGATATATAACTCTCTAATAGATGAAAAAAAACTAAATAGAAAGTATGAATTGATCAAGAGTGGCGAGAAGATAAAATTCTGTTATCTCAAGCTACCAAATCCTGTTCGTAATAACGTTATATCTATAATTAATGTGTTACCTGAAGAGTTTGGTCTTGAAGATTACATCGATTATAGATTACAATTCAGCAAAACATTCCTAGATCCCATTCGTGCTATTCTTGATGCTGTGGGATGGAAGACAGAAAAACAAAACACGTTGGAGGCACTATGGCAGACGTAGAAACAGAATTCGATTTCGGCTTCACAGTTGTTGATGAAGATGAACTTGCAATCGTAACTGAACTACAAGAACAGAAAGAAAAAGTAGAACGAAAGGTAACATTATCAGTTACCGAGAAAGAAAAGCTTGACAATAAGATAAATGCGTTGTATAATATGTTTCAACCGTTGATGAACAACTTAGCAGGTAACCCAGAGAAAGAATATATTTTCTGGCCAAATCGTTTAGAAAAGATTGAAGAATTTCGTGACAAAATTGACGCTGTATATAAAGGATAGATAATGGCAAACTTTCTACATAATGTTATTGCTGGTATTGATAATACAAACGTAGCTTCAGATGGCAATCATGCTTCTGAATTTAGTGGTACAATCGATACTGGTTCTTATATATTGAATGCCGCTCTCTCTGGTAGTTTAGATGGCGGCGTACCGAATTCTAAAATTACGGTATTTGCTGGAGAGAGCGCGACAGGGAAGACCTTCTTTGTTCTCGGCGTGATGAATAAATTTCTAAAAGATAATCCTACTGGTGGTGTTATCTATTTTGATACTGAAGCGGCTGTAACTAAAGACATGATGAAATCTCGTGGTATTGATATTGATCGCGTTGTTATATCTGAACCTGATAGTATAGAAACATTTCGTACATCCGCTGTACAAATGTTAGAAAAGTATATTGACAGCGTTGAAGATAGGATGTCTAGAGTTAAAACAGAAACGCCACCCATGATGATGGTTCTTGATAGCCTTGGTATGTTATCCTCAATTAAAGAACTGACTGATGTTGCTGAAGGTAACGATAAGCGAGACATGACTAAATCACAACTGTTACGTGGAACGTTCCGTGTACTTGCACTGAAGCTTGCCAAAGCTAACGTACCGCTGCTGGTGACTAACCACACGTATCAAGTGATTGGTTCTTATGTTCCTATGAGCGAAATGTCTGGTGGGGCTGGTCTTAAATATGCAGCTTCATCCATTTGCTACTTAACAAAGAAAAAAGATAAGGATGGTAAGGATGTTGTGGGGAATATCATACGTGTTACTATGCATAAAAGTCGTTTTACGAAAGAAAATAAACAAGTGGAGGTCAAACTATCATACGACAAAGGTTTAGATAGATACTATGGACTACTTGACTTAGCCGAGAAATATGATATAATAAAGAAAGTATCCACTAGGTATGAATTGCCTGATGGTTCGAAAGTTTTTGGTAAAGCTATCAATGAAAATCCTGAGAAATACTTCACTGAGGATATTCTGCATCAATTAGAAATAGCTGCTAATGTTGAATATACATACGGCTTAGATGATCAATCAGAAAATAATGAAGAGGTAACAGATAGTGAAGATCGAAACGACGATACTGAAACACCTACTAAATGATGAAAATTACACTCGCCGCACTCTTCCATATTTAAAACCTGAATATTTCTCCGAAAGGTCTGACAAACTTGTATACGAATCGATAGACAAATTCGTTAACAAGTATAATAATATGCCCACGAGGGAAGCACTGATTCTTGAAATAGATTCAGAAAACAATATATCTGATATAGACTTCAATGCATGTAAAAATATTATTGGTGAACTTGTCGTAACTGAAGAAGAAAATCAAGACTGGCTTATCGAAACAACTGAAAAATTCTGCCAAGAAAAAGCCTTATATAATGCTATCATGGCTTCAATTGCTATTATCGATGCTAAAGATGAAAAGGGTAAAATACCAGAACTTCTAACAGACGCATTGTCTATATCATTTGATCCTAATATTGGCCATGATTTCATTGATGATTCTCAACAACGGTATGACTTCTATCATAAAGAAGAAGAACGCATACCATTTGATCTCGACTATATGAATAGAATTACCAAGAATGGCTTACCTAAGAAAACATTGAATATAATATTAGCAGGCACTGGTGTTGGTAAGTCTCTTGTGATGTGTCATATGGCTGCGGCAAATCTTATGGCGGGTAAGAGTGTTCTGTATATCACACTAGAAATGGCTGAAGAACGTATTGCTGAACGTATTGATGCTAATCTGTTGAATGTACCGTTAGATGAGCTTGTTACCTTATCAAAAGATATGTATGACAAGAAGATCCAGAAAGTTGAGAATAAGACTCAGGGTAAACTAATCGTCAAAGAATATCCGACCGCTGTTGCTGGTACAGGTCATTTCAGGCATCTAATCAATGAGCTTAAACTTAAACGGTCGTTCGCTCCAGATATCGTGTATATAGATTACCTGAATATATGTTCATCATCCAGAATGAAAATGGGTGCAGCAGTTAATAGCTATACATATATCAAGGCTATCGCAGAGGAGTTACGAGGACTAGCAGTAGAGACAAATATCCCTATTGTATCAGCAACGCAAACGACACGCTCTGGTTTCAGCAATAGCGACCCAGGCCTAGAAGATACGTCAGAGAGTTTCGGTCTGCCTGCTACGGCTGATTTCATGATTGCTCTTATAAGCACCGAAGAGCTAGAAGCGTCTAATCAGATCATGATCAAGCAACTAAAAAATAGGTATAACGATCCGACGCAATATAAGCGATTTGTATTGGGTATGGATAGGTCAAAAATGCGCCTGTACGACGTTGATGAAAATGAACAGACGTTGACCGATGACACGCCTGTTATGGATAAATCTAATTATGGAGAGCGTATGGACGAAGACGAAAAAATGCGATGGACAACCAAGAAAATGGGCAGAAAGGACTTTAGCGGGTTAACAATATGAAAACATATACTATACGTAGACACGGCGAGCGATACAAGATTTATGAGGCTCCTACCAAGACTTATGTGGTCTCATATGAAACTAAAGAGTACGCGCAAGATACATGTAAGAAATTGAACAATGGATGTGGATTTAGCGGTAAAACACCAACGTTTTTCTCTCGAACTTTATTGACGATGCCTCTAGATATTATAAATTAATTTCGGGTATCGTTATATATCAAGCACTTAGCAGGTACGATTTTTCTTGACTTTGACTCATTCGTATGTTATTATGTATATATGATGAGAAATAACGAAGAG